GTTAAACCGATATCATCATATAACATATGTGTATATGATACTTCATTATCATATAATATGTCAAGTAATTTATACATTAATTTATCAGCTTTTTCTTTTTCCGTATCTGTTAATTGTTCATAATCATATTGTGCTGTCAACCCTACTGCTGAACCATGATATGATTCATCTTGAGTTATTTTAAATATAACAGCTCCTGATTGTGTCATACGACCTTGACCTGCTAAAAGTAAAGGGTAATAGAACCCGGAGTAGAATAAGGCACTCTCTAAAAACGCACTGGCAACTTTTGCCATATATCTATCAAAAGTAGTAGGCTCTGGGTTTAGTAACTTTTTGTAAAAATAACCAATAAATTGAGCTTTTTTAATTAAGTGGCTTTCTTCTCTTACCCACTCATCTAATAAATAATTAGTTTCTTTATTATTTAAAATAGTTGTAAATATATGAGAGTATGAACGTTCATGTACAAACTCCATCATACCCATATATCCAAAAACAGCTTTATAATGTCTTCTAGGTTCTTGATATGAAATAAGGTTCATACCTTCTCCGCCTTGTTTAGCATCTAAACCAGTTAACCCTGCTAAAACTTTTTTATAAGTTTCTCTCTCAATGTCAGAGAGTTCATTCCAAGAATTTAAATCCCTGGAAATATCGAACTCTTCAGGAAACCAGATTTGATTAACACCTTGGTTCCAATAAATCTCAGACATACCGTCTGATTGTTTATTCCAATTAATTGGTTCTAATTTATCTTCTTTATTATTTAATTCTACTGCTTTTCTTAGTGACATTTGTTTTCCTTCCTTTATACCGAACATGTTTCACATTCAATTACCTCTAACTTACGTGAACGTGTATAATATAATGATTTTAATCCTTTAGACCATGCATAGTAGTATAAACTTACTAGTTTATTTGTAGGTATTTCTGATTCAACATATAAAATTGTAGAAACTGCTTGGTCTGTATGCTTCTGAACCACAGCACCTGTATTTATGATTTTTTTATTATCTAATTTATATGCTGTTTCATTATCGTAAAAGAATTGAGTAATAGGACTCAAGAAAGGCATAGGGTAATATGTTTCCATATCTCCATACTGTCTATTCTCAATCGCACTAGGTACAGGCATAATGCTTGCTGTAGCATTTTGAACATATGAAATAGATTGAGTCAATTTTGTTACGATTAGGTTCGTTACTCCTAACCTTCTATATGTTTCCATATATGTTCAGACTATATAATACCTTAATATCTATTAAGGTTTCTTCCACTTCCACTCACTTGAGTGTACTCCCAGCAACGGGATAGTCGTTGAACTTTATTCTTATAATTACAGTTAGTGTGTTTGTTTATAATACTCATAAAAGTCAATGTGTGTTATGGTATATTGTTTCCATTGTTTTTTGTAATACCCAAGTTGTATTGTTTTATAACTTACATTAAAGAACTTAGCCATTTCAGTTAAGGTTAAAAAATAGTAGGTTTCATTACTATTATAAACTCTTAAAGGTAATCGACCATTTCCTTTAACTAACTTATATCTAAAAATCTCTTTATTCAACGGTAAATTTTCTCTAATAGGTTCACGTTTTACAGTAAATGTATCTAAAACTTTTTTATCTTTAGCATTTTCTATTAAACCACGACCTACTTTTAATGCTTTAGCTAATTCTGATAAAGAGTCATAACATGATATTGGGTTATCTTGATAATATAATGTACAAGCAGTTTTACTAGGTGCTGTAATAACACCAATATCAAAGGCATGTTTAGTGTTCTCACTAATAGTAACCCACATAAGATTTTCTAACCTATTATCATATTTTATATTATTAATATGGTGAGGTATAGGTTTATTTTTATCAACACCTTTAAAACCTAATAGAACTAACTTATGAACACCAAGTAAAATTCTCTTATTTTGGTTATTGATTAAAGAAACTCTTTTATAACCATCTTTATCAGTTCTTAACTTTAATATAATATTTCTTTTCTTAGAGAAAACTCTACCTATATTACTTACCTTATAACTATCAAAATTAGGTATATCAGCCCATTTTTCTTTTATAATAATCTTCCTTTTCAACACTTATATTTAACTGTAACCACTTAGAATCTTAGTTGCTAATCACCCATTATAACATTACTTAGCACTAATGTCTAATCATTAGTTTTTTATTTCAGCATATAATATCTAGTTAATTTTTTCTGATTTCTCAACGTTCACGCTTGCCATTTCTAGCTACGTTGTAGTTTAACTAGCTTTAGGGTTTTCTAGCAGTTCAAAAGAATTATTCATACACTTTAATTAATGTACGCCCTACTCAATAAGGTGCTTCCGCTCTTCTGTAAGCATTATATAAACCGTATCTTTTAACATCTTTAGCTAATTGTTCCCAATCATCTTGACTAGGGATATACACTTTTTCTAAAACTTCTTTAGCTTTTTGTGTTGTTGGTTCATTAGATTTATTAATGTATGGTTTGAAATAATTACCATTAGCATACTCGGATTTTTCAAACCCTTTAAATGACTTACCTTTTTCTTTAGCAATGTGCATACTAGATTTAATAGAGTTATAGTTTATTGCACTATACAAGCTGTTAATGAGGTCTAAAGCTTCTAATGAACCATAACTAATCATATTTTTAGCTAAGAGTCCATGTAAATTAAGTGAACCTAAACCTACTGCATGTAATTCATCATTAGCTTTATTTACACTAGGTAAAAATGGTAGATACATCATATCAGTAACATTTGACAAAGAACGCATACCCATATCAACTGACTCTTCAAGTAAACCTTTCTCTACAACATTTACTAAGTTTAATGATGCTAGTGTACAAATAACATCCCTACCGATATTATCTTTATCAGATTCCATATAAGGATGTATATCTGATACTTCTTGTAATTGAGATATTTCTGTCCTGTGTATTCAGTAGTGGTCGTTAATCACTACTAGTTCTCTTATGAACTTCTCTATGTTTCCATAGATGAGTAGACTATATCATTCTTCCTATTAGGAAGTCCACCGTTTCGATTTAAACAAGTTTTATATGATTATTACTCAATACTTGTACCACTTGGCTCTAACCTTATCCCTCCACATATGTGGATAGGTTACAGATAGTCGTTAGGCATTTAATATAAATTGTAATCATTTCTTTTCAAATTTTCTAGGTGTTAATCTTCTATACTCAGGGTAATTATCAGAATCTAATCTATAACCAATTGTAGTATGTCCTATACTTAAAATTCTAGATGCTTCGGATGTACTCTCGTATTTTATACCCTCTATCTCTATTGCTCTAGAGTTAGCTTTCTTTACTGAATTTATCATCTTTTCTGTTTTAGGTTTACCATACTGATGATTACCTTGACCTCTCATTTGTTGTTTTCTCATTTCTCTAATCTCTTCTTTTCGAGGGTTTGTTGTAAATATATCTCCTCCTACAGAAGATAATTTTACATTATAATAGTTATCATCATAAACTGCATTGGTTTTTAAAATTAATTCTTCCTCAGCTTTTTCTAATTCTTCTGTCGTATAGTAATCTTTTATAATTGTTTTAGTAAATTTATCTTTACCATATTTTTTAATATCTTCTTTGAGATACCTACCTGAACCTAAGTACTTTTCCCAGTCATTTATTCTGTTATAAAGAAATTTACCTATATATTCTTTACCATTTACAGAGCATGTAGTCACATAAACAGCTCCAACAGGTTTATTTTCCATAATATCACTCTCCTATGAGTGATTACAATTTATATATTTAGCAACGGATTACCATATCATTTGACTTAGGCTTTCCCGTTTTAGATGGGTTTTTCGATAACGATTACTCGTTAAAGGTGCATTTATTTACACAAATTACTAGCTCTAACTTTACCTATACCTTTTAGTGGGTGATTATCATTTGCATTATCAATATAGAAAACGTAAGGATAACCACTCTCTAATTGAGTTTTAGCAATATCAGTCATTAAATCTCTTGCATTTAATTTTTTCTTCTTAATGTTATCATTTTTAATTAAATTTTCATACTCTTCATTAAAATCAATCTCATCTAAATGTTTACCTGTTACTTCATATAAATTAGAAGTATCAAAAGTGTATAATGGTCTATCATCTTTTACTAATTCCATGAACTTATTAGGAATTGTAACACCTAAAGATAAAGTATCTAACCTAACTTTCTCACTAGCATTAATTTTCTTAGAACTTAAAAAGTCTTCAATATCTTGATGAAATACATTTAAATAAACTACAGCTGAACCTTGACGCATACCTGCTTGGTTAAAGTGGCTTACACCTTGTTCAATATTTTTAGCAAAAGGAATAACTCCCTGACTAGCGTTAGGGTTGCCTTGTACTGTAGCTCCTTTAGGTCTTATTCTAGACGCTTCTACGGATACTCCACCACTATTTTTACTTGCATTTCGTACCGAGTTAGCTACAAAGTTAATAGATTCTATTGTATCATCTACAACAAAAATATAACAAGAACTTAATTCCCCTCTATTACCTTTACCTGAATGTAAATAAGTAGGTGTAGCTGGTTGTAATGTTTGTTCCATTAATTGAATAAGCATATCTCTAGCTTTAGCATAATCATCTTGGAATAAATATAATGCTACTCTAACATTATGCTGTTCATAATCCTCTACAAATACTACGTTATCATCTTTATCATATTGAACCACTGCATAGGATTCATAAAACTTTTGACAAGCCATAAAACTTTGGAATTTAAAATTAAAGCTATATGCTAATTCTGTCATCTCTTTAATAATAGTATCAGGCACGTTATCTAATACTTTATCATAAGAGCCTTCTTTTGTCAATACTCTAACTCTATCTACTTCATTATCAAACTCTCTTGTATTAGACTTAACATAATCTTCATACTCTTTTAGAGCTTCTTTATCTTTATATAATTTATTTTTACCATACTCATCCAGCTGGGTAATTTCGTTATTTAATTCAATCCATTTTCCATAATTCTTTGCCATTTATCTATGCTCCAATC